TCAATGATGATAATGTGGTCAATCCTGACAGTGTTGCCGCACCCGACACAGTGAAACTGCCTGTGACCTCAGTGTTGGAATTAAGATCAATAATGCCTGATCCTGCAGGATCCAGTATGATACTCTCATTTGATCTTGTTGTGACTATTTTTTGTCCATTGAGATCTAAATCGCCACCCAATTTTGGTGCTGTTTCAGTTTGCAGTGTGTTGGCTTCGTTGTCAGCACCATACAGTTCTGTGAAATTTTCGTTAATTTTTGTAAAGGCAGTTCTTAACGGATCACCTGTTCCGTCATTTGCTGTTGTTCCTATGTTGATCGTTTGTTTTGCCATCGCAATTATTTATCTGTATTTTTATAAACCTAATGTGACTTAACTGGCAATATATTGGAACGGTTTTGAACCCGACAGTTTGAAATAGGCCAATCGCTGTTCACTGCCCCATAGAGAGTTGGTCACTGTGTAATCGTCTGAATTGCCTGTTGTGAATATCCGATCTGTAGCATTGTTTTGGAACCAATTGACAACCTGGATAGGTGTCCAGTCAGGATGAATCTGCATCAGCAAAGCGGCCATTCCCGCAATTTGTGGAGAAGCCATGCTGGTTCCATTGATATTCATTTGCCAGAAACTGTTGTTCAAATAATACACTCTTCTAGAACCTGTGAAATTTGGTGCTGTATTGCTACAAGCACCTATTATGTTTGTTCCAGCGGCATAGATATTGATTGCGGCACCACCATCACTGTAACCGGCTTTTTCGTCCTGTGTTGTAGAAGGAGATTGATTACCTATTGCACCAACATTGAATCCAGGATTGGATCCCAGTCGAGGTGATGAACCTCTATGATAATAACCGTTTCCGGTATACAGTCCTGAATATGAAACATAATTGTTGTAGTCATCGCCGTTTTCCACGTCCTGTTTCATTGAATTGTTGCCTGCCGCGATGCACACAATTATTCCTGCATCAGTTAATTGTTCAACTGATGTGTCCACACTGTTCATCACAATAGGTATTTGATAATAACCGCTACCGGCATTTCTTCCAGTGACTCCTTTTGAAACTAAATCTGCTCGTTCAGTCAATGTGTGAGGAGCATTATTATAAGGCGAATCTCCTCTGTATGAACCACCAGTTAATGTGGAATATACTTGAAGATTATTATCAACAATAGTGTTCGGAGACACGTTGGTGTTCAAATATAATGCATACCCCCAACTCATATTGACCACTGTGGGTCTTCCGTTTGTTTTTGCGTTGTGCCAACCCAATAGTGTATCAAACGCATCAGCAATAGATAATTCATTTGTATCATTGTCAAATATAGTTTGTACATAGATGTCGGCATTTTTGGCCCAACCAAATGTTTTACCTGCCATTATAGATGCCACGTGTGTTCCGTGACCGTCAATATCTGTATAATGATTAGCAGGCATTGTTCCTGACACGCCAGATTCAGTAAACCAGTCGATCTGTTTTACTCTGGAAACTCCGTTCGCATCTTGGAATTCTGGATGATCTGCTTGTATGCCTGAATCCATTATCACAACATCAACTCCTGTACCGTCAAGAACATAGTTATAAGTTCCTCCGGGATCATTGAGTGATGTGGAATAAATGTTGGTAGCAGAAGTGTGTCTCAACAAACCCCAATTCTGTTGTTCTCCTGCGGCATTGGAAGTTTTACTAAAATTTCCATCCTGTATTTTATCTGATGTAATGAATCCTAATCCTGCTTTTTCCACAGACATCACTCTGCTGTCATTTTTTAATGAGTCTGCTTCTGGGTCAGTTAGATCGTAGTGTGTTATTCTGTTATTGGTTGATCTTAATTTGATTACTGTGACTGCTCGATCCGGAATGTTTGCTATGGGAGAACCACTGGTGTCTGTTGTCAACTCAGTGTGCAACTGTTGCCAATCAACTCCTTTGTTTACTGTGACGATATATTCAGCCATGGTTTATTACGACACCACTGCTCTATCGGTGACCCTTCTCCAGTTGCTTCCATCGTAGAATGCCGGAACTGATCCGCCCGATTCATCTGTACAGAATACCATGGCACCTGTTGTCGCAACCAATGATGACAGTTGTGCCACTGTCCTGCTGTACAATGTCATAGGCGCAGTGTTTAAAGTTTCTTCTGATGGACTCAATGTTATTGTTGTTGGTGATGTTATTGTGTAACTGCCTGATATTGAATCTGGTGGTGAAATAGTTGAAGCCACGATAGTTCCAGCAGTCAATGTGCCGGTCACTCTCACACCATCATTTATTACCACTTCTGTTGAATCCGAACTTGTAATTGTGTTTGTTACTAGACTAGGTGCTGTTAATTCTCCTGTTATTCTCACACCGTCGTTAATTAATATTTGCGATGAATCTGTTGATGATATTGTTGAACCTTCCACAGTGATTCCTTCAATAACAACAGAACCACCCGAACTGGTCAATGTCAAATTCGCACTCGAAGGAGATGAAATAGTTGATCCTGTTATTGATAGGTCACCAATATCTCTGGCATCCACATAGGCCTTCGTAGCATATGATGTTAAATCAGGACCTGTGATAGTTAGGGTATCACCTGACACTGCTGTTGTAATATTAGTGCCGCCAGCAAATTTGAATGTTTCACCTGTGTTGACTGTGGTTCCTGTGGAATCGTCGCCAACGAATGTCATCTCTGAAATTACTGTGGCAAACGACAAGTTACCGGAACCATCAGTTTTTAAGAACTGTCCGGCTGTACCGTCCGCTGTTGGCAATGTGTAAGCACCATTTATTTCAACGGAATCATTTAATTTAATTTTTCCTGTGCCGTTGGCAGAAAGAGTTAGATCTAAATTTGAATCTACAGTCTTGACTTCACCTGAGTGTAATTGTACTCCACCCAGGTAGTTTTTCCAGTTGGTGTTTTCGATATACACACCATATGGATTTGTCGCTATGGTTTGATCTTTTGCATAAAAAGAGTATTCATTCGTGATAGTGGCAGTGGCACCAACGTTGGTTTTCCTACTTCCTGCCGTGATGAAACCGTAGTGGTTGGTGATGGTTGTAGTACCATCGTTGATTCCAGCGTCCAGGTTGGTCACCATGTCGCTGTAATCTGTTATTGTGATACTGCCCTGAGAAGAAGTATGTAAAAATCTTGTGATAGAACTTGTTCCTGTTGACTCTGTCAAAGTAGAATTTCCGGCCGCTGTGTTTCTAAATAAATTAGCCGCCTGCAGGGCACCGGGTCCACCTGTCAATAATCCAGATGTGGTACTTGTTACACTGCCTCCATCTAGATCAGTTATTAATTCTGTTCTTAGACCTTTCCATTGGTTTTCTGATTTACTTCCTGGATCGGTGTTAGTTAAAAATACCCTGGCACCTATACTGTTGGCATTCATTCTTGGAATAGTTGATGCTGATAAATCAAAACTGTAAGTGTCTAACGAAGAAAGTCCATAATTGTATCTGTTGTATGTGTTAGGATCTGTATAAGCAGTGTCCCACCAATCAAACATTTTTATTCTGTTACCTTTTAAAATCAAATCACCAGTACCGTTGGAGTTCAACTGAATATCATCATTTGATGAACTAGGTGTAATCACTGTTCCGTCAACTTTCAAGTCTCCTATGTCGGCTGATGAACTTATGCCGGAACCGTCTATGGTCAACGTGTCGCCAGCCACCGTGGCAGTGATACCACCCGCTCCTTTTAAGTTCAATACGTTTCCGTTGGTGATTTCTATAGTGGAAGAAGTGGTGTCTCCAAATTTTATTGATGGTGTAAACACACTGCTTACATCGGCAAATGCCAAAGTGCCCGAACCGTCAGTAACAAGCACTTGATTGCCTGTGCCATCACTAGATGGGAATGTGTATGCTTCGTTGAATTTTATGTTACCGGTGTCTGTTATCTCAAATCTTTTGGCAATTGTGTTTGATACTTTGGTGTCTATTCTGAATTGACTATCAGCATCGGCGGATGTTGCTTCCCAACCCAGTATACCAGTATTGACGAATTGTGTCGTACTGCCATCGTTGGTCCCATACGAGAAGGCATTCAGTTTACCTAATGAATCTCCAGTTTGAACAACAGTTTTAGAACTGTTCGTTCCTCTTGCTTTTCTTAGATTTATATCTGGTCCATCTGTGTCTGTGCTGACCTGTGTGATTCGTAATTGAGCAGTGTTTGTGGTTTCACCTAATATGTCTAATCTCACCTCAGGAGATGAATCGAAGTGACCAATACCTATCCTGTTGTTTGATACATCAACTTTCAATAAGTTTGATGATGCGATGTTTTTGTCACTGCCAACATACATAACATTTTGTTCATCGCCCAGTGTGTCTACTCTCAATGGAGCGTTCACGTTCACGGCAGATGAATCTGCTGTTTCTATGTCGGTGACTGTTAATTTTGAATTGATGTTCACAGTGCCCGTGCCGTTGGCCGACAGTTCTAAATTTGAATTTGATTGGGTCGTTGAAATCGTGTTGCCAGAAACTGTGACATCTGTGCTGTTTAGATAATTGGTCAAATCAGGTCCTGTGATTGTCAAAGATGGATTAGAAACATCGTTATCAACTGTCGCTGTGATACCTTGAGCTCCACTAAATGTAAACGTATTCGTGGTCACCGATATCGCCGTAGAAGTGTCGTCTCTGAAAGTGACGGATCCACCACCACCTGCACCCAACGACACAAATGATAAATTGCCTGCTCCGTCTGTTTGAATAACTTGTCCTGCAGTACCATCTGAACCTGGAAAAGTAAATCCTGATATTCTGGTTGTGCCATTCACTATCAATCCATCGTCGATCACTACCGAAGTGGAATCTCCCGAATAAATGGTGTTGACATCTAAAGTGTCTGCACTCACCCTGCCCGCGACATTGATACCGTTGCCGAACTGGATGTGTGTGGAATCACTGGATGAGATGAAATTTGTATCTATAGTGTTTGCGTTTAATGTTCCAGAAATTTCCAAGCCGTCGTTTATGTGAATAGTACCAGAATCATCTGATGAAATTGTGTTTGTGATCAGATTGGATGCTGTGAAATTTCCAACCGATGTGACAGCACCATTGACCGTCAACGCACCTTCAATTCTTAAACTGCCTGTTCCTGACGGGTTAATTATCAGGTCCTCGTTTGATCTTGTGCCTTCTATGTGATTGTCTCTTATTCTAATATCACCTAAATTTACACTGCCTGTACCATTAGGAGAAAGTGTTATATCACCATTGGTTGTGTTGGTTGTTATTGTGTAATTCTGTACGTCTAAGTTGCCGGCCAGTTTGGGTGATGTGTCTTCTTCTAGTTCATTAGATGCATACAACTCTTGGAAGTTGCTGTTGACTTTCTGCATCGCAAGACGTAAATCATCACCTGTGCCGTCGTTTGCGTTAGTTCCTATGTTGATAATTTCTCTTGTCATTTTATATCGATTGTAATACTAATTTTTTCCATATGACCGTTGATCCATCATGGTTGGCAGTACACACATAAAGGTTTGTGGAATCATATGCAAGTTGCCCTGCAACATCTCCCTCAACACCAACAGCCGCTGGTGTTTTTGCTACAGATCTAGCAAACAGTTCCTCAAAATTGCTGTTCACTTTGGTGAAAGCAGTTCGCAGTGAATCACCTGTTGCTGGATTTCCTTGTGTTCCTGTGTCTATCGTTAATCTGGCCATATTATTTTTGTATGTATTTATTAAATATCTATGAACCATTATGTTCCTAGAAACACTGAAAACAATACGTTTGTACGAACGCCAAAGCAAACTTGGCATATATCACACATTCAAAAGAAAGAACACTGTGTACGTTTTTAAATGCGATTGTTGTGGAGTCACTTTTCTGAGACCCCGGGCAAAAGTTGACCCGATCAGGGCCACAAACGATTACAAACACGTGTGTTCCTTTTGTGATGCAAAGAAATATGCTCAATCAATAGGTGTCAAAATGCGTAAGATCTATAGAACAGATGCCAGTTCAACACACTCGATAGGTGACATACCAATCAAATAGTGTTAATTTTTCCAGACAACAGCATCAAGATGACCATCCACGATCCTTTGCAAATCCGCATAAATTCCAAACTTTATGTTGCCGGGAGCATGGGCAAAATATTTTTTGAGAAGATTGTTTGATTCTATGTACTCTTTTCTGTTGATGTAATAGAAATCGGTGTTGGGAAATTTCCTAAATATCTGTGTGAGATGAAATAGCCATTCGTATTTGAGATATGTCTTCATGCTTTTTCTGTGATCGTAATTTGGACTGTTTTTATAAACGTTGTTTTGTATGTTGCTCAATTCGTTGTCAGATAACTCCCATTGTCTAGCACCCAATATGTCAAATCCGATCATGACGACATGTCGAAATCCTCTCTCCGCCGCGTGTAGGACCGCTGAACACCCACTGCCCCTGTGATCACAGAAATCCTTGTGTTTGACTTTGCCTGTGTCTTTGTCGATGTTGGTCCACGATCTGTATATTTTTAATTTGTTTGGTACAATGTCCATGGGTTCGTCGTCAATGACATAATCCCATTTTGATATGTCATCTATGCCGATCAATTCTGTTCTGGAAGATATCTTATCCTGTTTCTTTGCTTCCACAAGCTCGTCATACATGGGTCCATTGACCGCCACTATTCTATCACACAGATCAGCATGATCCCTGTAGATGGCATTGCAACCATATATGAATCCTTTGCCTTTTATGTTGTTGATGGGATATATTAATCTACTCTCGCCATTGCCTATGACGTATGCGGTGTCCATTAGAATCCAAATGATTCCCCACAGCCACAACCGGCCGATGCATTGGGATTGCTGATCTCAAACTGAGAACCAAACACTTCTTCTTTCCAATCAATGGTCGTGCCTATCACATACATCATACTGGTTGAATCAACACCGAACTTTCCGTTCTCCCAGGTTATGATATGGTCTTCGGGATCAACATCCTCGGCCGTGTCGAAAAATCCCCATTCGTACTTGAATCCTGCACAACCACCACCCATCACACTCAGTCGCACAGCATACTTGTCTGGGTTTTTGTCCAACAACTTTTGCATCTGTGCCTTCGCAGTATCCGTTAAAATAAATGGTTCCATGCTAGTAATTATCCTTTTTGTTCGGACATGACTTTGATATTTTCAAACCAAAAACGCACGGCATCTCTTTTGTGTGTGAAAGACATGAATGCTTCTTGAGACTCATAGTTCCAATCATGAAAGGTATGACCATGTTCACTGCCTTCGCGGATATTGATGGGTTCGAAGAACCATCCCCACTTGCCCTTACAATTTTTTTCACACCAATTCATGCATTCTCCCGGAACACCGTTGTCATTGATGGAGATATGATATCGGAAACGTCCTAGGTAGTGTCCTTTATTTTTCTTCATAACAATATTATTGTACAATAATATCTGTTATTGTTCAATACCCATTGATTGGTTATATAATTGTTCAGCGGCCATGTTCTTGCCCTTGGCCTCGGTCTGTATGTCAAAGTTTTCTGAAAATGACAATGCCCAATCATTTACCTTACGATTTGGTAATAGGTCCGAGTGTGCCCGCAGTTTCTGTTTCTTGCAACCACGTTCCAACAACATCTTGATATCATGCATCTCGGTATGTGTTTTTTCTCCCAACTCAGCAGGAGCCAGTGCCTCGTCTCTGGAATACGAGTAGTGCATAGTGGGTCTCACACCACGCCATGAGTCTATCACCCTTTTGACCCTGTCGTCAGTGGGTTCTATGTATTCTTCGTCCCTGATCCAATGATGATGTATGTCCATGACAAGTGCAATGTGTTTTTCCAGTTCCAGGCTCTTTTCCAGTCCATGACCCATCTCGTCATTCTCTATAGTGATCAAATTCCTTGCTTCCGGTGACAGTCTGGGCAATACTTTTATGATGCCTTCTGGACCTTCCCTGCCGGAGATATGCACATTGATCTTACAACCGTCGTGCCATGTTTTGCCATAGCCCATCCAACGTGCCATGTCCACGTGATATTCAAATTCCAATATGCTCCTCTCAACTATGTCAGGAGTGGTGCTGGCCAGCACACAGAACTGTCCTGGATGGAATGAAATTTTAACATCGTGTTTCCTTGCGGCCTCGCCCACGGGTGCAAATATTTTAGCACAATGATCTTGTATTTCTTTTCGTTGCCACCAGTCAATCCAATTGGCTTCCGTGTATCCTTGTAACATTTCACTACCAAGCCTGACCATCCTACGTTCTGATGGTAGCGTGCCAACACGTTCCACCATCCTCTTGGCCGCGGCCGCATTGTGGTTCATGATATCCCATTGTCGTTGTTCGGCTTCGTCCTTGTGTTCTCGTAACCAACGCATGGTCGTACTTCTACCATTGAGATCACGATCCTTGGCATTCACTTTCATGCCACCAAATTCTGATTTGTCGTTGAGCCATTTGCAACAGAAACCTATACGCTTGATCATATGTTTATTATAGCATAGTGTTGTTATATGTCAAACTGCTTTCTTAAGTGGATCTGTGTCATAAGTTTTGCCTTGGTGTAACGTCCTACCTGTTGACAAACTCCATTCACCTTTCTCTATCATCATTCCCACATATCTTCCTAGATTTTGCTTCTTTTTTTGATTAGGCCTATATGTCTTAATTTTATTATCCTTGATTGCAAGATGTATTTCATCTGATTTGTAGGTCCCTCGAGGAGTTATCAAAAGTTCGCCTTCATTTAACAATCCATACCCAGTAGACTTTTGTAAGTCTTTTACTTTGTGATCATACTCTCGTAATATCTTTTTTTCAGCAGACGTGTATCTACGCCAGGGTTTTTCTTTACCATACATCTTCTTGCCATTTGATATCAATGATCTTACTGTAGAAGCCGTTAGTTTTACGCCAGTTTCTGCAAATATGTAATCTACCAACACACTGTTGTTCTTTAGGAAGTAAGTGCCTTTTATTTTATCACCCATCTCATATCCACACAATTGATTTAAATTCTTTTTGTAATCGTTTTTGTGTTTTAGGCCGGACACATATTCAACTATTTTCTCACACACTTTCCTTTGTGTTTTAGGGTAGTTATCTTTATACTTTTCCCATAAAATGTCAATCTTAAATGTTCCCTTGCCAAATGCTAATATAACAAGATCCCAAACATCTTTTTTCTTTTCACCTTCAAATAAAGAACGATCCACAAACGGTAAATTAAGAATATCTTCTCTATATGTAGAAAAGTTAGTATTAGGGTGAAATTGTTTAGCGACGTGATTTTCTACCACAGTTCTAATCTGCTGTTTTTGAACTTCGGCAAGTTTTTCTTGCTGTTCTTTCCATTCAAAAATTTGAATTTTTCTTTCTGGATTAACCTTATAAGACCTTCCATGTAAAAGTTTTCTAAGTTGCATAACCTTTCTATGTGTTGGTACTTTCTTTCCTGTTCGTTCGTGAATTTCAAGAGACTCAGAAAATTTAGATAATATTTCTTTTTCAAGATCTTGAAGTTTATTTTGTGTTTTTACTCCAAAACATAAATTTTGTTTTTCATATTCGTTTTGATAATAATCAATAATTTCGTTAGTTTTTTCAAATAAACGATAATGTTTACCAAATGCCACATAACTGTTAAAAGCGCCGGTGAGGACAGAGGTATCTACTTCGCTGTAAAAAGTTTCAAGGTCTCGGCCTCTTACCTTAGACCCTCCAGGTTTGCTAATACCTCTGACTGCTTTAAATATCACACTATCACGAATATCTTCAAATCCGTGTTGTAGTTTTTCACCTACACGAACAACAGTTTCGCAGATTCTGTTTCGATAAGACTGTTCATCTTCCAACTCTTCTTTATGCGTTGCTATCACAAGATCGTTGTATTTTCGATATTGAGGACCTCGTGCACCACGATTAACATCTTGATAAATTCTCAACTCACTATGGGTTGGATCCATGAAACAGTTACCTTGTACCCATCCGTCCTTTGGATCCCACCCTTCACCTAATAGGAAAACGTGTCCAAAGTCAGCACCTTCTGGGTAAACATCAGGAATAGCCTCTACTTTTCTTAATATTGCAGATGTTTTAAAACTCTTAGTATCTGCTACAATAAAAGGCCGATTAAGAATATCTCTATATCGTTTTGTGTTACTTGAAATAATACCACTACGCATCAGTGTTCGAAGGATTTGTTCTTTAAGTTTTTGATAGATTTTTTCAAATTCTACAATATCATCTATACGGTTAAAAGTGTATTTCATATATTTGATATCGTGTTCGATGTAAGCACGTATATTAGCATCAAGTTGTTCCGCCCAATGTAAAGGAACAACAACATCGTCGAACTTAACAATAGGAAGTTTATCTTCCCCAATTTCAATTTGCCATTCTTCGGGATATGCTGTGTGATCATATTCATATACTAGTTGACGAGTTTGTCGTTTGTAGCCTAACTTGACTGCTGTTTGTTCGTCAAGGTCTTTGATATAGATATCGGCAAAGTTATCGTCGTCCATGGATTCAACAGAACCTTTACCTCGTGCTACACGAATGTTAGCACTTGTCATGTACGACCATTTTACTTTGACTACTTTATCATCAAGCGGTGCTCTCCAACTTGAATCTAATGGTTGAATATTGTGATGTACTTCGTCAATGTGCTGAAAGAATATACTTTTCTTTAATGCTGATAAGAATAGACCTACTTTTTCATAACTGTTATTAGTAACGTGAATCCAAACAGTTGAGTTTTTGTACTTCTTTATTAGTTTAATAAAATTTTGTTCACTTTTTGGAATGTCACATAAATGTTTTAATGTAGCAAGGTCGTCCATGTTAGCACCTTTTGTTGCTTCACCAAAAACAATATGTCTGACATTGTTTTTTAGGGCAAGGTCGTGTTCTACTTGCTTAATAAGGTTAGTCTTAAGCACTGCTGTATTAGGATTAACAATAGCATTGATCGGATAAGATTTTTCGAAATCCCACAACGGTTCAATATATAAATCGTAAATCAATCGAGGCATTGAGCCTTTACCGGTTGATGCCGGCCAGTGCTGAAATATTTTTATACGACCTTTGGTGTCTTTATGTATCGTAATCTGAGATCCACAGTCGTCTATTGCTTCTTTAAAAAACTCATCACGGGGAGATAAAGCAAAGTAAACTTTTTGTTTACGATTTTTTAGATACATTCTTACAGTATCAACAGCATCAATTGAAAAAATTTCTTCTCTAAAAATGTAACCTACGTCTGGATTGAATTTTTCAGCACGGAATGATGCTTTGGTCTTATTTGTTACAAAAATCAGTTTATCAACATTTGTATTTTGTATTACGCTATTTTTATTTGCTACATCTTTGTGTGCCAAACCTTTATGGATATTTTGTTCTTCATATCTTTTAGACTCGAAAGCAATAGAAGTATTGTCGCCAGTTTCTAAAAAGTCCATCCCTTCGGCATTAGCACCACTGGTAATAACATCAAGGTTTAACTTTTTACGGATTTTTGCAGGTACATTGTTTAAATCTCTAGTGTGATATACATTATTAAGACTTGTTGCTTTGCGATAAATGTATGAGTGTAATTCAAAAAGATCCGAATTGCTATCTAAAATATCTACTATATCAAAATGATTTTTGTTATCTGAATAGACTTGTTTCAAGTCGTTAATTGTTTTAATTTTAATAGTCATTAATTTTTAGTATTATTTTTATAATAGCATGATTTGGAAAAACGTCAACCAACATTAACCAAAAAAAAGTGTTGGTTTTACTAGGTTTTTAGTGTTCTAATTTTTGTTCCACATATGTCCTTCCCATGTGCGTTATGGTGCTTGTCTTGAATTGCCAACCCGACACATCCTTGGTCAGCATCTCCATTTGCTCCCGGGCCTCGATTTCCATTGATAGGTCACTTCTTTTATCCCAGTCCACATCTATGTGTTTCTGCACCACGACAGTGTGTCCTTCGTGTGTGAATTCCATCCTGTAAAGCATCACTTTACCAGAGGCAACATCTTTTTGTTCCTGTGTCATGTATCTTTTGACGTTGTTTTTGACCTGCCTGCTTTTGATCAGTTGCAGTATGTCTTCCGCCCTCTTGGCTGGTGTTTTTATTTTTTGTTTTGTTTTTTTCATATTTCTCCTTGTTTTCCCACCCTTCCTCAGGCCCACTACCGAGTGAGCGTCGGTGTGCCTCCTGACCCAGCGTGTGATTTATTTTTTGTTCTGTCTTTTCCTGATCAGGTTCAGTATCTGTTCGGCACGCAATTTGGCACCGGGTTTCCGTATGATGCCCCGATAAGGTGGATTTTCTATTGGCGCATCGTCCTCACATACTTCCTCTGTGTCGACTTCTTCGTCTTTGTGTAGGTTGTCCAACAGTTGTTTGAGTTTCGTTGATTTTTTATTGACCTTCTTTTTGTTTCCGTTTTTGAGTTTGGTCATGTGTTCCTCAAACAACACCAACGGAAAATAGGCCATGCTGTCTGACCAATTTTTCTTGATTGTCTCGAGATGTACTGCACAATCACAGTAGAATAGTGCGTGTGAATTATAGACCATGACCACAAGACAACCTTCGGTCCTTAGATAGTCCAGTGCCGGACTCAACCTTACGTACTCGTCCAATGCCGATAATCCGTGCATCATGGAGCAGTAGGGTATCTTGACCAGTTGTTGGGGTTTGATTCTTTCGTGTGTGAGGTTGTCGTCGTAGTAGGGATCGTGAATGTTCATTTGAACTCCTTGTTAAATGTTCCTCCTTTTAGACGTTGGAGGTTTAACGTGGAATTTGCCGGTGCCTAGTTAATCTCTGAGCCATGCCGGTATTTGGGCTCTTCACTCTGCAAAGGACTTGCAGTTAAGCATAACAAAACTATATATGATTTTTGCAACAAGGTCAATGATCTTTTTGATTTATATATTATTTCCAATGATCGGTCACGAACTGATCTCCACATTCATGCGGATCGGGTTTACCGTGGAACACGGCCACACAATTCTCCTGTGTTATTGTTGGCGGATGCTGGAAAATATATTTCTGTCCATTCCTGATCTTGGTGTCTTTCTTGCCTATCATTTCCCACTTGTAAGAACGTATCCATTCATCGGGCCAGTGTGTTATGTCTTCCTTGGCCCTCTTGGTTATGAAATCCTGATCTCCATGATTGTTGCTCATGATCACCGAAGGATTGTTTGAGAATTCGTTCCACAAATAATGTAGTGTTCCCGCCTGCCATTTCATACACGATGAATTGGACAGATTCCAAGTTGCTACTCTACACCTATTGAAATCTCTTATTATAGAGAACTTTCCAGGATTCCATCCAAATAGGTGATCTATGTTCCTGAAGATGACCACATCCAGATCAAAATACAATATGGTTCCTTGTTTGATGGGCATGTCGGGAGAAAACATATACAGTTTGCTCCACCAACTCTTGATTCCTATGAGGTTTGGAAGATTTATTATGTTGATGTCTGCTCGTATTCCTGTTGGATCTTCGGTCAAGCAATGGAAGGTGAAAGGCACGGTCAGGTGTCGATCACACATATTTTTCAATATGTCCACATACTTGCTTTCGTACTTCTTACCCCATTTAACGCAGATTACGTGATTCATATCCTTCTCTCAGATTGTCCATTTGTATTTTTTTCCAATTCTCGCTGTCAAGAGTATACGGATATTCACATTTGATTGATGTTTTGATACTATTGATGTTTAGATTGTCAAGCATGGTGTTGTATATTTCTAAAAAGTTTGTATTTCCGAAAGTTTTATTTAAGTCTATTTGACCCAACTTGATGTACCCCAAAGATAACTTTGGATCTTGCCAATCATAGTTGTTGTCTTCGAGCCATGACTTGAACTTATCCATCTCGTCCTTTTTAAAACTATTTCTGGAATTGGTTATAGTTTGTCCCCATTCGACATCAAATTCTCCGGAATAATATTTCTGATGATTGATAGCAGAGCAAGTGGCCTCATCCATCTTCACTCCTCCCTCGTCTCTAAAAACTTCGTATAGGGTCTTGCCCACTTGTGACCAATGTAGGTATACTCCTCCCAATTCTCTGTCGTATCTGTTTGATTTAAAAAGTTCATAGTCATCTTCGTGTAGATCGTACCTGGGAGCATTTAAAAATGTGGTTATCTGTGAGGGTCTGATCCATTCGGGTTCTATGTGTTTTTTTCTATCTGCCAACACCCAACTTTCTATTTCATGACATATATTATTCAACTGCCTTATGGCATATTTGGTAGGATGATCTGCCTGTTTGTAATAGTTCGAAATATTCCATGCTGTTCCCTGCAGGTCCTCAAAATATCTGTGTAATAAATTGCAGGCATCGTGTTTTAATTTTTTCCCTGGCTTGCCTTGTCCTATGGGCAAGTTGGAAGAATACTGGAAATCGTCAGCAACAAAAGGATGTATTTTTTGATATGGAGGATCAAATTTAAAAGAGTTTATTTGATTGACAACTTCGTTCAGTTCTCTGCACAAATAGTTTAAATCTCGTTGCGAATCTGCGAATCCCAAAAAGCAAAAATTTTTTTCTAGAACACGTTTTTTTTCAAGATTATCTGTGAGTGCATCTAGCCATCGTTCCCCCATGGGGGTGTCGTATACACCGATCTCGTACTTTATATTGTTTAGTTCAACCTCAACTTTTTGTGATAGGAAATTATTTTCTTCCGTAGATGGCACTGTTCGCTCCGTGTTCTGCACATTCTACCTCAACCACGTAACATCTGTTATTAGTCTTTTCTCTGATCAGTTTGTCTGCGAAATTAAAGGCGTGTTCGGCGAACTTCTCCGCACCCACACCATCGAATACTCTAATTTCTGCTAGATCCATTTTTTCCAGTTCTCGGAATTTTTCAAGATGTGGATCATCCTTGTCCAATGCCAGTTTGTGATCGAAATGGTCTTCCAACCAAGCCTTCAAAGGTTTCAGTCCCCCAAAGTCCACTGCCCAATTCTTGTTGTCCAGATCATCACAACCAAACGTGAATTTAAATTGTAAACTGTATCCGTGTAGCAAGTGACAGTGTGAATGGTCTGCGTTGGGTTGACGGAACACTGCTGATAAACCTATGTTGTGTCCGTAAGTTTTTGTTGAATAGTATGGCATAGTATTAATTATACTTCTTATTGTTGTTCATGTCAATATCTAATTGTTCACACAGTTCCTTGATTTGATCGGACAGTTTGTTTGGTAAATTCATTTCCCCATCTATTATTATCTTGAGAAAATGCACCAAAACTCTAAATTCTGGTAAAGAGGATACCTGCTCTGTGTTCAGTCCGTTTTTGCTCATGGCATGGAGGATGTACTCAGTGGTGTCCGTTAGGCACTTGATACTTTTCTTATGTCTTTCTATCATATTATAAGTTTATATGTTATTTAGATTCTGTCAACTGTTTATCTACGAATTTTGTCAGTCCCTCGTAGGTTTCCTGAAAAACGTTTTTTTGTTTTTTCCATCCATCCGGCATCTGCCAATCTTTGTGATTGACTATTATCCAACGACAGTTGTCCAATTCAAACAGTTTCTGGAACTGATGTATCCAGTATCTAGGATCCACTGGTCGTTTGATGTACTGATAACCTGTGGTATTTTTATATATGTTGTTCACTTCGTTGTTTGTGCTGTGTAGATCAAAACCTATCATGAATACCACTTTGGGTTTGTAGCTCAATGCCACCACACCCGCATACGGTCCTGTGCCCCAATGGAATGGTTCATCGGGTCTTTCATCACCTTCGACCGGTAAATCAGGCAAAGGTTTCACATTGGGCCACATGGCAAACTGTGGTGCCCAATCTTTCCTTGTGTATATTGTAGTTTTTTTGCCCACTGTGTTGGCCGCTTCCTGACACATATGTTTGTCGCAACACACGAACGTTTCAAAATTATAATCTCTGAATTGTGCGTTACAACCTATGACATCGGAAAATTGTTTTAGTGTGGACAGATCGAATCCTCTCCTAGATTCACCGTTACCTATTATGCTAACAAATTTACTCATCGTTCACCATGTGCCATATTGTTTTGTAATTATCATATGCTTTTTGTAATGTGGGATATTTTTTACGAAGTTCGTATGCTTCAAAACCAAACATTTCCGAATCTTCCTGTAGTTCTCTCAATGCTCGAGCATGATCGTCCTCTTCCACTAATCTTTTTTCACCGTTCTTCATTTGTTCGTAGACAGTGTGTCCCCCATCAGGCGAAACAAATATGGGTCCGGAGTTGCTTTTTCTTTTCTTTCTTTTTTTGGCCATTAATACATCTCTCTATGATCTGCTCCAGGGTGTGCGTGTCTCATACCACCTTTCTTTTTGGCATCACCTTCGTGTCTTGGTATGAAATGAATGTGCGGCCACATGATGGTCTGTCCAGCACAATCCCCAATGTTCATCCCCATATTAAATCCTGCCATTCTTTTTTCCTTGATCCATTCTCTTCCACAGAAGTAGGCTAATTTATAAGATTCTCCAACATATTCTGGTGTGTCTTTTTTTGGTATGAACAATATGTGTCCCTTGACACATGGATATTTGTCTCGAAATACTGATGTGAATTCATTCTCAAAGAACGGAGTATCGTTGCCAAGCCATGTTGATTCTTCGTACTTTGTTATTGTTTCAAATGGCTTCTTGTAGATAGGTTTTTTCAATGGCATTGGTTTTGATTATTCCTATCTTAATATTACTTGGTTTTGGATCATATCGCAACCGTATTTCTTGCCAGTATTTTGTTGAAGTGACCGATGGATTGTGTCCCAACACACCCAGTAGATTTACCAAGGCCTTCCTGACTTTCTCAGCACCACCGTGTTTGCGACAGGTGTCGGACCTTCCAACGTGTACGATTTTATTTCCTATCTTTATTTTATAAACACAGGGCAATCTTATCCATTTGGTTTTTGGATTACGATTATGTCGTATTTTATATTTTTCTATTGTGTAGAGATCTTCTATGCTGTACCACTTAACGTCTGTCATTCTTGATGCCCAACTGCTTGTAGACCCTTTGAACTTTCCGGGCCTGGAAGTAACAGTCTTCTAGTGCGTTGTGTAAGCCAGTCCTGTTCTCTGTTTCTCTTGGTACCAAAGAAAACAATGTTCTAGAATCTCTGATCTGCCAATATTGCCATGGCACGGGTTGACCCATTTGGGCATATAGATTTTGTAGTATGGCATAATCAAACAACGGACCTTGGCACCAGAACACGTCAACACCAACTGACCATTTGTTAATGGTTTTAATTGCTTCTTGTATGGATATACGATCTTTGTCACCCAATGCTTCTTCCATTATCTTGGGATCTTGCTGTCCCCACCAATCCAATGTTTCCTGCATCACGTGTCTGCCCATGGCAGTCTGTGAATCCACATCCATTCGAAAATACATACCCTGTGATGGTTCCACGGAAAGATAAGGATCAAACTTGACTCCGCCCACAGTCAACACAGTCGCATCGGGATTGGTGCTCAGTGTTTCCAAATCTATCATTGCATGGATGGTCATGTTTCTCAAATACTATTTGGTATGTTCCAAAGGCACAATTTTAATCTTGATTCATTGTCAACAAGAAATTTTATTGCCTTGGTTTTGGAATCATCTATCCTCAAACCAATGAAGTCATCACTGAACCCAACTTTTTCATTGTCAAAATATATAGGTCCGTTTTGAGGCCTCACCGGAATGGTCCAACCTTCTTTTCTCAGATTATCTTCTATTTTTGGATTTACCCAGATGTCCATAATTTACCTTTCCTTAATAGTTAAATTATAGCAGATTTTCTGTGTTTGTCAATTAACCAACACCCAGGAGTGTGTCCAACGGAATGGTAATATCCTCTTTTATTGGAATTTCCTTTAGATCATTTTCTCTGTCCAGATATTTGTAATCAATCTTGATGGGATCAAACTGTTTTAAAAAATCAAAAACAACATCGGTGTTCAATGGACCACAAGTGTATACGTCTAACTGTAACATCGAAGGATCATTTTCATCCCATGTGTGCATGACAATATGGCTTGTTTCGATTATGGCGAAACAGGTCAAACCCCTGTTACCGACCATGTCCACATATCGAGCTTCGGGACCGAATAGTATTTTCATGTTGATGCCCTGTATCAATTCTTTTAAAAATTGTTTGGCTTTGTTTTCGTCTTTTGGAGGATTGTTTACTTCGGCACGAACAATCAAATGCTTATGTACAAGTGTGCTCATTCATTCACCTTTTCTGGTTGGTTGTAAGTTGATTATTTAACTACAAAAACAAAAAAAAGTCAATTATGATTATTCTCTAAATTTAGATATGTCTTCCAGTCTTTTCATTTCGATCATGTCGAATTGTTCTCTGGCACTTTGTAAAAGATCTTTTCCGACACACCACATTTCGGCCGATGATTCTGGTGCTCTTTTCTGCATTTCATCTAGATACACTTGAGAATATGCTGTACAAGTTACATCGTTGTCAAAAGGTTGGTCGATCCAACCCATGGCACAAGTTCCTGCTATGCAAAAATAAACAACTGCAAATAGTGTCTGCACGGATTAGGCCCCCGATGTGGGTTTGATCCAATTTTCAAATTCGTCTTTTGTAAGGCACCAAACTTGACCACTGGTGTTAGGATATGTTTGTTTTGCATACTCGGTCACAATTGTCGCTTGTTCCAAACATTCTTTTTCAGCATCATATAGTTTTTGTTCGTAGATTGTTTGACAATCTGTGCCCCAACAAATCATGACTACTAGTATCCATTTCATAAAAGTATTTAATTTCGCGACCAAATCATAATACGAGCACTTCATAAATACACACATATTATGGATTTTGTAACACTAATAGCAGAAGTAGGATTTCCTATCGCAGGTGCCATAGCGGCGGGTGCCTTTGTGTTTATCACATTAAAATTTATTTTGGCTTCAGTGACCGGATCAGTGAATAGCCTTAAAGCCATTATTGGTGCACTGGACAACCGGGTTCAGACCATGAACAACGATCTGGTGAAAATTGATGCTCTACTGAGTTACGTGTTGAAGATCAGACCAAACGCGGACAGGATAGCCGCCAACGAGGGAAAGAACGATGCTCGCCGAGACTAGTGGCATAGCAGGAATGATCAAGGACTTTGGGTTCCCCATAGTTGCGGCCATGGGACTGGGCTACTTCGTTTTTTACATCTGGAAATGGGTGACAGAAGAGATCAAACCCGTGCTGGGTGATGCCTCGAGCACACTGATCAAACTGGTTGATCGTATCCGCATGCTGGACAATGATATGATCAGACTCAACACCAAACTTTCGATGGTTTTGGAATACAAGGAAGAGATCGTCAAAGCCGGACGTTCGGATGAGTTGGACGAGATACTCGCAAAATACAAGAGTCATTCGCAATCTTTCGACTCCACGGGTGATACCAAAAAATAATTATTTTGTTGTTGCTCGGAACGTTCCGTCCCAGTCTTTAGGTTTGCCTGCTTTGATACGAGATTGCATATTGTCGTAATAACCTATCATGTCCTCGTGGAACTCCTTGGCTATTTCTAAATTTTTCAGTGCTTTTTTCCAATCACCTTTATAATACGATTCAAGGAACTGTTTGTGATGTTCGGTCTCCCGTCCCACAGTATAAATTTTGACTCCAATTTTTTTACCTTTGACGGCTATGCAGTCCAGTTCGAACACGTCGATGTTGCTCCTGACCTGTTCCGCTGTTTCTGGTCCCAGCACTATCTGAACACCATATGTCTTGCTTTGTCCTTCCAACCTTGCGGCCAGGTTAACACCGTCACCCAGACAGGTGTAGTCGAATCGCTGATCCGATCCCATGTTACCCACCACCACTTCAGCAGTGTTGATGCCCATGCCCATGCCGAACGCCGGTATGCCCTCCTGTTGTATTTCTTCATTGAAACTTTTTAAACTATCCAACATCTTTATGGCCGTGTTCACGGCGTTCTCTGCGTGTCTGGTGTCTTTTAAAGGAGCGTTCCAAAAAGCCATCTGTGCGTCTCCTATGTACTTGTCTATGGTACCATTGTTCTCCAGTATCTCTCGTGTCATGGCGGTCATGTACCTGTTCATTATTTTCGTGAGTCCCTGTACGTCTCGGCCATAGTGTTCCGATATGGCGGTGAATCCCCTGACGTCAGTGAACATTATGCTCAACTCTCTGGAGTCTCCGCCCAACTTCAACAGGTTGGGATTCTTCTGTAGTTGTGCCACCATGTCAGGTGATAGGTATGTGCCAAACTGTTTCTTGATCTGTTGTTTTTGTAAAAACTCAACAATGAATCTATTGAAAATAGCATGAAAACTTGTGATGGTAATTACCAAATACAACCAACTGATATCCCACAGTTGTAGGTGCCTAGTAAATGCAAAATAACTGGCGTATGCCGACCCAGAATAAATTAGTAGTAGTAGGGTGCCTATCAGCCAGTATGGGGCGTAAGCGGCGCTTAAAATTAGAATAAAGGCTATAATAGCGGTGCTTATATACTCTAAAAAATTCGCATAATCAAGCCTTACAATAGTGTCTCCATTGATGATTGTTTGTAGAGAAACAGCAGTGGTAATATGAGAATATTCTTCACCATTGGGTGTGGCTATCACGCCTCCCAACCCTTCTGCGGTAATACCAACAATAATTGTTTTGCCCTGTAGAGATTTGAAATCGTCCACTACACTCACAGTTTCAAACTGTTTGTTCCATCTCAACCATATACGAGCATTGGCATCTGTCTTGATGGTTTGATACTTAGGAATACGCATGGCAATGATTCCACCTTCGCCTGTCTTCACTTGATATGATGGATCTCCAACAGCAACACGAATTGTTTCTATCGCAATGGCAGGATATATTTCTGTGCCCACTCGCATCAACAGAGGTAATCTTCTAACCACTCCGTCTATCTCTGGTGCTGTGTTGATCACACCCACACCGTCGGCAACCTCACCAATGTCAGCGATAGGTCCCAACATACCCGGCCATTCAAACAACCAAGGCATGGGATCTCCAATTTTAGCAACACCTCTTGGCACTGCATTTCGATTTGTCTGTGTGGTTCCTACCTGTGCTATGATCACACCATTGTTTTGTAAAGCGTCTGTCAATGCTTGATCACCACCCATCCTGTCTGGTTCTGAAAACAGTATGGGCAACACGATAACACCCGCGCCTGCTTCTCTCAATCTCCAGATAACATCTGCTATCACATCACGCTTCCAGGGCCACTGTCCATACTGTGCAATGGCACGTTCATCTATTTCCACAATGGCCACATCCTGTGACACAGTGGGTGTGTCATACTTCTGTATCAGATCAAACGATTTCAGTCTGGCAGTCTGTTTGACAAATGGATCATTGAATCCCCATGCCATCAACACTGCGAGTATTATGACACTGAATATCCAATGTGTTAAAATTTTTTTCATTGATTTTGTTGAAAACAGCCTGCAACCACCGAACAATACTGTGTTGGATCATTTGAGATCAATATCTTTTCTGAATCTTCTATAGGTTCTTGAAATGGAGTATTGGTATTTTCTGTGGTTATTTCTTCGGTTGTCTGAGACTGTGTCACATAGAGATCATTGGCCGAAACTGCCGTGATGAACAACACACAGAATAAAAATGTTCTAATCATTATGTGTGTATTTATTTTAAATGGGCAGTTAATTTTGATTGATTGTAGTGGTGCCACAGCCGTTTGCATTGGTGCAGATCTGATTGAGTGAATATGTTTGATCAGTGGAGCCTGTTTGATCCAGATCCAGCGTGGCAGAATATCCCGACATATCAATGGTGGCAGAGTGCGATCCAGAACCATCCTGATTGATGTCCACAGTTTGATTACTGCCCACAGTAACATCCAAGAAGTGTTCTCCCGTGCCCTGTTGTAGGATATCCACAGTGTTGCTGGCTCCATTCACGTCCAGGAACAGCATCTTGTCACCATCGTCCTTTTGATCAGCGTAGGCAGTGTTTGAGTTACCCGCGATATCTATCTCCATGTAGTGTCCGTTGCTACCAACGCCACCATCGTTCTCTTGTAGAATCCCTAGGGTGTTGTAGTTGCCCACCACGTTGGTTGAACTGCGATGCCCACCCGCGTCATCCACATTGTCACCCTGTCTCACTGTGATGGAGTTGTTGGTGCCGTTGATGTCCAACAGTGTGACGTTGTTGTCACTGAATGATCCCGCTGAATTTCCCTGCGTGATTGACACGGTGTTGTCGTCGCCTGTGATCGTGGCATCTGTCAAATTGGAACTGGTTGATCCTGTGCCCGCCACCAGGTTGTCGTTGTCGTACTGTGTAATGTCTATGTCCGCCCTATCACCGGACTGCGTCACGTATATGGCGTTGCCGTTGGTGGTGATGTTCCTGGCGTCTGTTCTCGATTGAAGTTGTGCGGCTGTGGGATCACTGGAGTATGTGGG